TCAAAGATGACATTGTACGATACATGGGAATATTCGAAACCTCGCGATAATTTGGCTTGGTAATGCCAGCAAGCCGAGCCGATGCGCGAAGAGACATATCGTTTGGTTTAGGGAACTGAGAGAGAGGTGTCTTGTTTTTAATAGGAATGGCACCCTCTCTTGATTTTGGAATGTAACATTTGTTATTTATCATTCGTTGTTTATACTATACACATAAATTCAATCTAGGATAATGACTTCATTGTCTACTAGGGGACGATTGTCCGCCCCAACCACTCCTATAAACCCATATGGTCCGGTCGCTAGTCCAAGCGATGCACAAAACGCAGTCATCTTGGGGACGGATGGCCTTGTGCCAATGAGTTTGCGCACGTTTGCTGGGCTATTATCTTTAAGCATTCGTTGCGTTAAGAAATACTTCATCCAGAGGTGTTTAGTAACAACCACCTGTGCTTCTTCATTAATATAATATGAAGCAACTCCATCGGCGTTTTTTGTTTGGATATTATGTTTGCATGTTGACACGTGTTCGTGGCACCGAAACAATGCGTTGTTTTCGGCGAGATTGTTCCCCTTTGGTGTAAACACCTTCATGCATAATCCACAAAAGCACGCATTGCAATCGGGGCAATCAAACGACATGCACCCGTCAAAATTAAGAGGCATCGCCTTTCCACAACAAGGGCGCTTGCATACAAATGCGTCAGGTGAAATGTTTGTCGCGGTGTTACTTTCATCCATCTCTTTTCTAACACGGGTTTCCATACACGCATTGGCGAAATCTCGACGCGTACGCTCCGGTACAATTTTTTCAAAGTGTGTGTGATCTTTTAAGTTGTGTTTGCAATGATTATGTCCGCATCGAACCATTCCATCTGCCGGGGCAGTAATAATGGATCCTTCAATCTTACTGACCAAGCAATCTTGGCAAAAAATGTGATTACTTTCACAAGAAAGCATTTGAGTCCCATCGATAATAAGACTATTCACACCTTCCATACAAATACTGCACTGGGGCTGTGGGGTGTCTTTGATGGTCGTGTGAAGTACGGTATTTTCTTCTTTGAGTTGTTTATTTTGTTCTTTTAATTGGGTTTCCACTTCCATGCAGATGTGTGCAGTTGTTTGAACTTCCTCGAATTTTTCTTTTAATTCGTTTGCCATGGTAGTAAATTCAACCTTTTGATTGTAAAAATCGCGATCAAATTGATTAAACAACTCATGTAAATATTCCTTTGCGAGCTTCTGTTGCTTGAGTGGCAATTCTTCGGTTTTTGCAAAAAAATCGGTCACAATTGCTTGGCGTTTTCGCGGATTCACTATAGGGATCGCATCTACTACAGGAAGATTCTTTGCATGATACATATAAATTAGGGAACTTCCAGAATCTATCACTCTATAACAATGGTAAATTTTGTATCAAACAGTTTGGTGATAAGTTTTGCAACTGCCATGTATGCCGCATTGGGAGTTTTTATAATAATTGCATTTGGTGGTTTTTCAAATGTTTCAACAATGAGATATGCCGATATGTGCTGCTCATGTGTTGCCTTGCGGTAATATGAAAATGTGTTAAAAATGGACAATCCGGTGCAATCTACAATAACCGAAAAGTCATCGGATGCAGTTGTATCCATAAAATTACGAACGACAAAGAATGAATTTTTTTGTGATTCTGTGATTCTAGAAACGTCCATCTTTCCAAAGTCACAATATATGTTGTTATTTTTAACAAAAACAACATCATTTGGGTCATGATTACTTGCAGTAACCATAAAATCTCCCCTGTCTTTGAACAGAAAATTACACAGTACATTGAATCGGCGCTGGGCAACATCCATGTTATCTTTATAATGCCCAGATTTTTTTACACGATCAACCCACTTGGCATACACTTTTGGTGGAATCAGAGATACGCGCGTACACACATCCCCATCACAATCGATTTGAGATTTTAATACTGATAATTTTTCCATTGCATTTTGATGAGTTGATGTAATGTAATCCATGGTTTATTCTTAGAAAATATTTTATATTTTCCCACAAAATATTTTATATTGTATAGATAAAGTGACACATGACTCTAAACACTGACGAGGTTGAATGCAATAATGCCGGTGGAAATTGCCCAAAGTATGATGCCGTCAAGGTGGATGGCATCAAGGACTCCAAAGATTCCAAGAAGGTAGTTCAGTCCAAGAACGTTAAAGCGCAAAAGAAGGCCAGACGCGCGGCCGCCAAGAAGAATGGCGCCGCCAAGAAGAAGAAGATGACCCGCACTCAGCGTCTTGCTCGTCGGGCCAAGTTCTGGAAGTGGTTTTCGCGCCAGACCCCAGCGGCCCGGGCTGAAATCATGGGCAAGGCCCCATCTTCCCGCAAGGAAGGCACGACTGCACCAGGTGCTGGTCCGTCTGGTGCGGCGGCCAAGGGTGCCAATGTTGCCAAGTAAATTATTTATAAAACATCTTAAATAAATACAAAAAAATAATTTTTTTACTCACACTCACTGCATAACTCAGTCGACTCGGTACCCGATGAACTGGATCCGGTATCCGAACGCGACCGAGGACGACGTTTGACACGTGTGGTTGCATTTGCCAAATTCATACGATCCGACAAACACATGTGCTCGGTATCAAGATCATTATCCCGAACCCAGTTACCCTCGGCATCGGTATAATATATCGTCGCAAGCGGCCAATATGCCTTGATGTATCTCGAACAAGAAACACACGGCCGGGACATAGCATGTCCATTCTTAGACAGTCGTGTCACATAGACTGTTATATTCTTTTTCCTATACATCTGCATCGTGTGCTTGCGCAACAAACTTACTTCCGCATGCTGGCCTAACTAAAAAAGAGTAAATATAAGACAATATAAATGGTATATGACGCATACTATATAGCTCGCCTGCGCGGTTTGGTGCAGAACAAACAATTTTACCACGGTACTCTGCAGTTGCCACATGAAAACTGAGTTTGTTTGAATCAGACAAGACTATCTTATTTTGGTCAATCGTATCGGGATACATATTGTTTAGGGAACTTGTAAAAATGTAGGTTGTTGTTTGTATAAGATTTTGTATGATAAAGTATAAAATGGATCAGCGGTGGTGGGGTCAGCCCACGTATCAAAATTTCCAAGGAGCACCTTCGTCATCGAGAGCGTATCCAGTTTCACACGCGCAATATTCACCATATGGTGGATATCACCCAGGCATTCCATATGCGAATGCATATCCAACATCTACTTCGGCGTCGGTTTTACCCGTTGCAAACGCATATGCGCCACCAGTCGCGAACGCATATTATCCAGTCGCGAACGCATATTATGCACCGGCACCGTCAGCTACCGGTAACAAACGCCAGCGATCCCGGGAAAAATCCAATAAGATGACCGCGGAACAAATGTTAATGGAACTTGCAAATACTCCATCGCCACAAATGATTAATAAACCGGCACCAGAAGTTATAAAATATATTTCTAAAAAGAATAAACAGATTAATAAAGTCATCCAGGATGACTATTCATCAGACGAGGAACGACCACTTAAAGATCGTCGAATCGCGCCAAAAACTGCTGTAACAAACGAGGAATCGTCAGATGACGAGACTCCACTCAGTCAACGTCGTGCAAACACAAAACAGCAGCAAGTGTTAACTGCTCTTACTGTTGAAAAAGCAGAATGGCAGCGTGATGTTTTGGATTATTTTAACGATCTAGGGGTGACCAGATATGAAAGTGACTGTGCTTATGTCATGTCAAATCGCCAATATCCAAGCGGATGTTTTATGGCATCTGCGACAAATGTACTTGCAAACATGGTGATGAAGTTCCCGACACTGCGTCAAAAATTAGATTTATTCTCTGGAAATACTTATGATACTCGAATCGATGAGTATCTGTATGGTACAATTCCAGTAAACGCGTTTATGCCAAGGGGTGATACAAGCGTGCGAAATGATGCAAATTATACATGCGCAAGGATACCAACACAGGCATGGGGACTGTATGAAGTGATTAACACTGTTCGGCCATCGAGGTCCGTCCTTGCTGATTCAGCGAATCCCCCTACTATACTTACAATTGAGACGGTACCGCAATTTACTGATAGACTATCAAGTGTTGTATTTCATGAATTGTTACCAGGGCATGAGGGCTTCAATGGTAAAACCATTCGATCAACTCATGAAGTTGTTCCGCGTCAACGGCTAATTGAACGGGGCGGAAAGGCTCATGATTTCTTAATGAGTTTACTTGCCAATTCCGGAACTCGCTTAGTGTTTACACAAAGTTTGTTTGAGCATGGCGCGATTAATGTTAATCAAGTTCCAAATACATTTATGCAAGATTTATTCATAAATGCAGCGACGAATGCTTACACAGGGGAGGATGGTGATATACTCCATACTGTACGTTTAAAGGTTGACAAGCGTGCTTATAATATACTTGCAAAACCAATGTTTCAGTGGATATTACACATGGGCCATCTTGGTGCCGCCATTTTATCAAATTATGAAAATGATATGGCAGAGCGTAATGGTCTCCCCGCGTATAACGATGTGTATTTCGTAGGTGCTAATATATCATATGTAAATCCACGAAAGCAGCGCCGTAGCCATGTATTATCATTGATTCCATGTAATGATGGTAGAGATGAAAACGACGCGGTAATTGTAAATACGCTCCATAATACTGGACTCGCGTGGCCACTAAGTGGAGACATTCCCGAACTACCCCTTATGGATGCCATTGGACTCCCAACCGTAAAAGGTCATCGTCGTATCTCAGGTATCGCATTTCAGTTCTACCAACCCAAGACCGACTTTGACCCATCGAAATATGACTAATGATATGTATTACAATGAGTTATGCAATAATGGTTATACAATTCTTAAAAATGTAATGTCGACGGAGGCATGCGATAATTTTTTAAATGATGTCGTCATGCCGTCCCTTGAGCGTCACGGTGTTACTGACGGTTGCATTGAACAAAGTGAAGACCACAAGGCATGGGATGACAACACAGGCGCTGTAATTACAGGAGAAGATAACGGACATCCTATTCCCATGCATCTGGATAAGTGGTCAGATTTTTTTGAATCCCCAGTTCTTAATTCGTTTCTAGATCGGTCACATGGTGGGCCAAACTGGGAGTGGACGGATGGCGCAAAATTTGGTATGGGCTGGATTCACCTCAGGTATCCAGTAGGTGAAACTGACGAATGGGAATCACCAGATGAGTATGAGGGATGGCATATTGACGGCGACACCGACCGTCAATTTACTCGTAAATCTCTTGTTATGCTTCCATTTCTTACTGATGTTGGAAACGGCGGTGGCGGCACTGCGGTACTTCCTGGGTCACACAATGCGCTAATTGGATTCATGCATAACAAGTCACCAGAAAAAGTACAATCTAAGCTACCCAAGTTTATTGGAAATACCGTTCGATGGGCGCATCATCCAAACAAGTCTTATTTAAATAATATGCGTGTCACTGAAGCAATTGGAAAGGCGGGAGATGTGTTAATTATGCATCCACTTCTTCTTCACTGTGGGTCTGTGAATCTGGAAGGGAATATTACACGGGTAACATTTAATCTGGCTACCGGATGGAAAAAGTAAAAATAAAAGTTACGCACGTTTAGACCGCCGGGATGGGTTTTTCCTTTTTCGAGAACACATACGTTTTCTTGAATTCTCAGATAATGACTTGTATGTTTTTGGTGTCCCCGATGTTACTTTTTTGGATGGTCTGCAGTATGGATATTTTCTTTTCATTTCACCGTAACTCAAGTGTTTAGCATCCGACCGTCCACATTGCACCTTTTTTGGTAACGAGCAAACTGAAATCCACTCTTCTTTAAACCACCGAGTAATTCCACTATTTTTTGGTTTCTTGCCAATGTACGCCTTCTTCGATCTGGGTTTCTTTTTAGAATACTCTTTCTTGTAAGTTTTTACCAACTCGGCGCTTGCGTATAAACTCCAGCCCCTTCCCTGGGATGTCAATCTACGCTTTATGCGCTTATGAATTCTGTCATACAGAGCCGTATCTCTTACTGAAGATGGAGCCATACTATACTATACTACACTATATTATATTATAGTGTGAATAAAATTTTTTATATCCCTAGATAATATGCAATAATATCCCAAATATTCATTTGTTTGTTCTTCTTTCCTATTTTGTATTTTTTAACAGGAGCAGGATCTTCCTTCTCCGCGTATAATAGACCGAGTGGCCGCCTTGACCAAAATGCATGCTTTGTATACGATGCATTGAATATAGCTGGATCAATGCTTTCTACAAATGGTTTTTCCAAATCAGTTACTTGCTTCATAACACTATAACATGTTTCCATTGTTTGGCCGTCTACGGTTGCGACTGGTAGGATAATGGATCGTTTTATTGTAGGAAGAATATCGCCCCAGCCCGCATGTAAACATCTACGCCTGGCCCGGCCTTCGATTTGGATCATTCCTGCATATGTGGATGGTTGAATGTAGTAAATATGCTTTGGTCCCATTGAGAGTCCGTTTGCGAGCATAACAGGATCAGCAAAAGTGTGACCAGTTCCAAACTTGTCTGAGTTTGTTACTAACATTGTGTTGTCATCGCTGATGTCAAAAAGACCTTTCTTAGTTTCAACGTCGCTCTTTGTATCTTCATTTGAAATATAAATTACTTCAATATTTGGCTGGTACGAAGTAATAAATTTGGAAAATGCCTTTGCGCCAACATCTGTAGGGAAGAATATTAGTGTTTTTTCCATTCCTTCCTCTTGAATTTTTATATTTACATAATCCGCTGTTGTGATGGCAATAGAGCGCTGCCGTCCGGACCAATTCAGCCCTCGTGGCGTCCATTTCTTTTTCTGTTCCATACCAATATTTTTGTGTCCCGCGAGGTATCTATTATTTTTCACGTTTGCGATACCCATGATCCACGACACGTCTTCTTCGCTTCTGTCGGTTGGTACATGTATTTTTACAATTTCAGGTTGTGCAAACCACTGGGCATACACCTGATCACTTAGATCAATACTGTAAAATACGACACGAAATCCATTGAAACGATCCGTGGGGACATCGTTATAAAATGCTCGATCGATACCACATAGTTGCATCTGTTCGCCTAGTAATGGATCAATTTCTTTTTCGGAGAACTCTTCCAATGAGAGGGGTTCGGTTCCTATCGGAGCAAAATAATTCATAAGTCGAATGAATCCATCGAGACTTTTATATGGCGTTGCTGTCAATGCAAGCAACAATCCCTTATTTTCGGATTCGACTCGGTTTGATAAGTATTGCTCGAATCGCTCTACGCTCTCCTTCCATGTTGCCCCAGCGGCTTCTGCTGAAATCTGTATTTCATGGATCTCGTCAACAATTAAAATTGCATCATTGAATGCAGATTCTCCTTGGAGTTCAAGGAAATTTCCTGCCTGTGCATATGACATGAATGTTACGATTTTAATCAACCCGCGGCGTGGTGAAAATCGCGTATCAACAATTGGATTCTGAGATGGATCTGTTTGGCCACGTCGAAATTTAATTTTATCTGCTTCGGTAAAATATTTTTCTGCCGCTCCAATAATGCTGGGATTTTTCATGAATTCGACATATTGCTGATTCTTTGCCTTGTCGTCTCGCAATACATAAATAACATGGGATGGATCACGACTGATAATATCAGTTGGGTCCGACTGCTGTTTCAAGTATTGCTTTATCATAAACATACGGGCGGCCTGACTCATTACCCAGGATTTTCCGGTTCCGGTGCCGGCTATTACAAGTAATTCATCTACTCGTAACAGTGGTATAGTAGCTGCCAATTGCCACATGTCAATTGATGGTTCACGTGGTGCGCATGTAACATTCTTTTCGTTATCTTCGATATTAAAGTGTTCACCTAGGTATGCCTGGAAATATTCCATTGTTTCACATGGGTTTGACCAAAGCTCGCTATCATGCGACGGCAAATCTGCTTCTATTTTAGAAACATGTCTATATTCTTCTTTAAACTGCTTTGATCTTTTCTTATTTTTGGGTGTTTCTAACACAACTTGGTGTTTCTTGACTGTTTTGGACGCGTGGCCGAGCGCGCGAGTAAATTTGTCATCGATTTGTTTAACATAGTCTGACGCAGATGAGTGTTCCCCCATGCTTTATAATAATGTGCCAAAAAAATAGATTTAGTTTAAATTCACTTTTCAATAAACTCCTTAAAGCTATCCACCGACCTATCGCCCTCGTATTCCATTTTGGTATTTCCACCATCCTTAAACTTAATAATAGTAGGAAAGCCATTAACATCGTACTTATCCACTGCGTCACCAACGACATTGTACTGAGCAACAAACGCAGTCTTACCCGCGGCATCACCCACACCCTCTTCATATGCGCCAATGCTAGAAATGCAATGGCCACACCCAGGGTGACCAAAGAAAATTGTAACACCATTGTCGTCTGACTCTTTCACAAGTGAGTGAAGTTCATCTGCTGTCTTAATTAGAATTTCCTCATTCTTAATATGAAACTCATGCGGCGAATCCTGCTCGACTTTTACTGGCGCGGCAGGAGTCTTGAACTTGTCATAGATAAAGTATGCAATCACACCAACGAGCGCTATAATTAGAGCGCCGAGACCGGCAATGACTTTCATAGTGACCTCCATGGTTGTTCGTTGTTTATGTATACAATATAAAAAATCAAGAACCACTAAAACTAGAATACTCCCTGTGATTAACTGATAGAATCACAATTCATTTTTAATAACCTTAATAACATTCGCGTCAGTGTACGACCGTTTGGATTTGATATAGTCTGAAAAGGTTTTATGATAATTTCTTGGTACATCTATTAATGGTAATAA